CATCAATAGCAACACCTAAGGCATTCTCTACAGAAGTGGCTACGGGGTCGATAAGGAAGTTCTGAGGCATCACAGGGTTAAGCTTAACGCAGGTACGGTCTGTAATATTAACACCGACAGCGGTTAATTCACCACCCATGACAGGTTGTGTAGCTGGTTTCATTTCCTTTTCGGTAGTGAGTTCAATCTCAGCAATACCTGTGCCAAATACGGCTGCATTGATAAGACATTCAGCTACGTTCTTACGGATTTTGTTACGTTTAAAGTCGGATTCAAGGCCAGTGCGTAGGACTTGTATGTCCATCTTCTCCGTGTCGCCTTGGTCGTCCTTAATATCGAACCACTTACCACGACCGAAGGTAGCTTCCTCCAGTTCCGCTACGGAAGACTCCACAGCCTGCTGTAGTGCAGGGGAAATAATCTTGGAACGCTCTGATTGTCGTGTTTTATCCTCTGAAGACCACTGACCACGCCATAGGCGGTAGTATTCGTCAAACTTTTGGGAGTAATTAGCCTCGAAATGGTCACGCCAGTCGGTGCATTTTGATTCTACCCAGTCTTCTAAGCGTTCTAGTTGGAACTGTTCTTTGTCTAACATAGTTTAATATCCTGAATAGTAGTCAGTAAATTCATATTCGTCTTCCTCAAAGTCAACAGCATAGGCTATCTGTGCTAACTGGTCTATATAAGCCAATGAGTCAATTAAATCATCATGTACTAACTTGTTAGGGAACTGAAACAGCTCATCTAGGAACTCAGTGTTCCACTCCCCTTTGTTAAGTACAAGGTTACCGTGTTCAAATCTACCCTGCAACGCCCATACGATACGGTCTACCTTACGTTTGTTGCCATGGGTTAGCTCCTCTACGCGGAAGAACCTTTGGTTTTTTTTCATTAAGTCGTTTAGGTAGGGATAGACAGCATTCTTCAACGCCCCTTTCTCAATCCCTACGGCTGCTGGTTGATAGTCTCGGACTGCCTCAAAGATTTTTCTGGCGGTCTTTTCGACGCCCCAGCGCCCATGTATGATATTAGCAACCCACCAGCCTTCAGTGTTTGCTTTAACCACAGCAATTGACGTTTGGTCAAGTCGTTTGGTTTTAGTTGTTGCTTTTTCAACATCCGCAAATCCTGCCAAGTCAACTGCAATATAAAACTGTCCGTCCTCCGGTTCTTCCTCGGAGAACTTAACGTGTTCCTCCTTAAAGAGTTCACCACCTGCTGCCTCAAAGGACGCCATAAACTCCTGTCGGAAGGAGAAGGCTGACATGGACTTCTTAGCTGCTTCAATCTCTGCGTTGTCCAGCAGGGGGTTATCGTAGCTTGTAAAGTGGTAACCCTGCCAGTCATCATCCTCCGCAATACTAGCGTACTGATGAAGGTCATAGAAGTGGTTACGACCCATTGGAGTACCAATGAACAAGGCTTCACCTTTTAAATCCGCCAAGGCAGGTCTTAGGATTTGTTCCCAGACCTCCGGCTTCATATCGGCATACTCATCCATCACCAAGTAATAGAGACTAACACCACGCATTGTCTCTGGCCTGTCAGCACCCTTCAGGGCGATGGTAATACCGTTGACTAACTTTATCTGTAGGTTGTTTACATGGCTGGAACTAATGACTGGATGACCAACCTCCAACAAAGCCTGCCACATAATGTCCCTAGCTTGACCCTGTGTAGGGGCAACATAGAACACCTGTCCACGCTTTGCTTCCAACCCTTTAACAATTAACTTCCAAGCAGCGTAGCGAGACTTACCTGTACGACGACCCGCAGCGACAACCTGAAAGCGCTTATTGTCCGCCCACACCTGCTGTTGCCAAGGTAGTAGGGATATGTTTAAGTCAGTCATTAATAGTTAGCTGTCTGAAAACGTATGCCATCAAAAGTAAAAGTTTTTTGTTTATTGGCTTTAGCTTTCTTTACTGTCTCTTTAAAGCCTTTTTTCTTCATTGCTTTTTCTTTAGCTTTCTGAGCTTCAATAATGCTAGACTGTCTTAAGTTCTCTAAGCCTTTAGTTTTAGCTGCTTTTCTTAAAGCTCCACTGTTTGTAGCGTTTTTACCTACGTTCTTAGCGAGACCTTGAGTAAGACCTTTTGCCAATACTTTACCAATTGCCGCACCTGCCATTTTACACCTCAGTTAATATGTCCACATTACTGGTTTAGAGTTAGAATTAGTAACGCTCCGGTCGTCCACATGGATAAATGAACCAGCCACTCCAATACCGCCAAACCCAAGCAGGAACGCCTGTTTAACAATCTCGTACTTTTCTGTTCCGCTAATAGCTCTGATGTCCGCTGCAATACCTTGGGCATGTGTTCCGGGTTTCTCCTTATGTCTTTCGTTGCTGTGATTAGGGCTACGGTAGCCACTAGTAATCACAAAGGGAAAACCACAGGCTTCACGTAGAGCATCCAAACGCTCTAGGAACTTTGGACACATTTCATTTTGATTTGTTTCTTGACAGTTGAACTCGCTCAGGGCGAAGTACTTAGGGTTATACATCGGTGTACTCTCCGTCAATAATATCTGACTCTTGGTCTGTGTTCTCGGAGGATATGACAGTAGTTTCTCCGCCCACTCCGGTAATCGAGATGTTGATTCCACCCTTGGCTCCTCCTGCTTTATCTTTCTCAAAGTAGCTGGCTGGTAAGACCCTATCCATTACTAGCTTCCAAGCGGCCGCCTGATTCTTATGGTCATCATTCAAGGCCGCATCAAAGATTGACTCTAACACCTTGGCCGACTTAGGGGATGACAACATTCTCGTTTTATATTCGTTAATGATAGCCGCATCACCTTTAGGGCGGCCTCTGCCTAGACCAGTCTTACCTCTACTACGGTTGACCATCTCTGACTTCTTCGGGCGACCCCGCTTACGCTTCGCTACAGCGTTAGTATCGTCGGACATTAAATTCTCCTTTGGTTACCTAAGTATACTTAAGTATACTTTAGACCACTTTAAGTTTATTCTTTAATTATAATCCTTAAAGGAAATAACTAAATTATAATAATCTATACTATAAGTATATTATAACATATTTTTTAGTAAATGTCAAGCTTTATTTTAACTAATTTACTATATTTCTTAGAACCTTTATGTCCGTTTTCGGCCTCCTTTTATATTCTTTTATTATACATAAGTATACATAAGGAAATCAATAGCTTACCTTTCCTTTTTGTACTTCTTTTATTGTCATTTAAGTAGTCATTTGGCTTTTTTTTGTATACAGGCGGGTACTCTTACATATACACGCGCGTAATAATGCCCCCCGGGTGCGATAATGAGGGGCCATTTGGATTCCAGAGGTGGTACTACTTGACGCGACGCGCGCACATGACGCGACAAAAGGAACGCGTGAAAACTGAAGGTGTGAGGATGCCTAAGGATACCCTGAGGCTGTCCCTACTACTATGCGAAAATCAAAGTAAAATTAATTTGAATTATTTTGAAAAAACACTTGACACCTGAGCTGACCCGTGTAAAATGGCAACCATCAAGACGCGGTAGAGGCTTAAACGGGATCAATATCTACTAGCTGTAACGTCCATGGGCGTTGATCAATTAGCTAGCGAGTTTAAGTCGCGCATCTTGACCTGAGTGTTACTGCTAGTAGACTACGGTAACAACCCCTAGAAGCCATGGCTTGCAAGGTTGTGAACGCAGAGTGAATCAGGATCGAACTGAATGGTTGAGTCAGTTTATACGGTGGGAAGTAGCGGAGCTTAGGCGATGCGAAGGTTAAGAACGCCACCAAGACAAAATCAGGATGTTCACCGGAGTCGATTGGATCTGTCAGTCGGTTGCGGTGAACATTTAAAATCAGGGGAAACAAAATGAAAAAGCCCGGTAAATTCAAGAAAAAATTCAAGCATTCCTACGCTGAATTGAACAAGGTTGCAGGTAGGTTCTACAGCGACAAAGGATATTGCGCAGTGATTGCGGCGGCAGTCATCAACGATTGGTCGTTTGGCATAGCCAAGGCCAAGCTAGAAGCGAGAGGGTACAGGCACGGTTGTGGTGGTGTGTACTTTCATCACTCTTTGGCACTGTACGCCGAGCATGGCAAGGTAGCAATTCCAGTGGATGCAGGGAAGTTTGGAAAGAACTTGTATGCTGTCAGCAAAAATGTACCAAAGGACGGACGATACGTATTCCACATCAGAGGACATATTGCGGCGGTAAGGGATGGAGTGTTGGAAGATTGGTCA